CTTGCTGGTCACAAATTGGATGGTTGACTCGTTTATTTGCAAGGTCAAGTTTGTGTGGGAGCTAAGTCCATTTGGAATCATGTGTGTAATGTTAGTGATATGGCTTTTTATTCTGGTTCAGAACAACAAGGGTACATTATGGCTCCTCAGACAGGACTTTTGGGACAGAAAGTTATTATAGGGTATAAGAAATATCAGCCTTTTAAGAATAGGATGTACCTGTTAGGGAAATGTGCGATTAACACTATTAAGGGTGAGTGTGGTAGGCCGTACGTTCATGCTTCGAAGCATGCTCAGCATTGTCTGTTGGGCATGCATACCTTGGGGGTTGAAGATGAACCTGTGAATGTAGGTATGTGTCCTCTTGTTTTTGAGAGTTTGGAAATAGCTCGCAATGTGTTATCATCTATTTATCCTCCCGTTTTGCATGTGGAACCTTTAATTGTTGAAAATATGCCGGGGGTTGAAATTCTTCCTGCACCATCTATGATTAGTAAATTGTGGAATACACCTTCTATGCCATTGTTAGGAGCTATCAAAATTAATGGCTCTGTGTTGGAGAGATTTACGCCAACAAATACTAAGTACCTTCCTATTAAGATAGGAGACAAACCTTTCATTCACCCCAATTGGACAAATGAGTTCTTGCCTAGTCGTAAGACGTCAGTCACTATTGGGGATAAGATTATTCATCCGTTATTTACAGGAGCACAAAAATACGCTCAAATTTCGAAGTGGTCTCCTCCTCCACATTTTTCGATGAACGCATTGAATCATTATAAAACGCGTTTACCAGTGGATAGAGAGGCTCGAGTTTTAACTGATGAAGAAGCTTTGAATGGATTTGAAACTATGGGGCATATGGTTATGTCCACAGGAGCAGGTTATTGGGGTACTTGGTTTTCTAAAGGTAAATCTGAAATATTTACTCCAAAGGTGCAGACTATGCGTGATGATGGTAGTATGGCAGTGTTGGAATATGAGTGGTCTGATAAAGCTAAGAAAACGCAAATTCCAGTTTGGAAGAAGACAATAGTTGAGTTTTATAAAGAGTGTGATGCAGATATTCAGCAAGGACAAATGATGAAAACTTTTTGGGTTTCAACCTTGAAGGATGAGTTGGTGTCTATTGAGAAAAATAAAATTGCTAAGACTAGAGTTTTTGAGCAACCGTGTGTTGTGTATACCCTTCTTTGTAGAAAGTATTTTGGTTATTTTTCAGAGTGTTTTAAGAGGCATGCAGGTCTGAGACTTCATCATGGCATTGGAAAAGATGCCAATGTGGTTTGGGGTAGATATTTAGAATTATTGAGACAGTACGGAGATTATGGTTTTGATATTGATTACAAAAATTATGATGGTACAGTCCATCCGGCTGCTTTTGAATTTTTCTTACAGGTTACCGACATGTTTTATGGAACAGAGGGGCGTCAAGCTAGACATTCGCTTATCAGAACTTTACAGTGTAGTCACCATTTAATTGGATCAACTATTGCTGAGTCTGGACAGGGTAATAAAAGTGGTAATCCACTCACTGACCTTTTTAATTCAATTACTAACACTTGGTTGGTCTATGTGGTATTTCAATGTTGTCAAGAAGCCCATGGTTTGGATGCTTGTTTAACTGTGCAACCTGAGCTTTTTGGGTTTTTAACGTATGGGGATGATGTCATTCTTAC